TTCTAGCTTTTCAATCTTAGCACTCTGAGCCTCTAATTGACTATTAAAGTTACCTCTAATATCAATGTATAGAACGCTAATGCCAATGATGACTAAAAACATTGTACCAACTACAGGATTTTTGCTAAAATCTTTAAATGATACAGGTAACGGATTTGTTAAATTTTGTTTGATTGCCATAATATTATTATTTATCGACCTTGACCTCTATATTTTTTTTTATAATTTTTGCTTGTTTTATTACTGCTCGTTTTACTTTTTGCAGCTACGCCTCTTTTGCTTGATTTTTTAACGTATGCACTTACGTTCATTGCTTTTGCCATAACTATAATTTTATTGCATAACCGATTGAATACCCAGACATTCCATAACCGACGCTAAATAAGCCTCTCTGCCGAGTTTTAAATGATAGGCTAATGTTGTGTTCCACTCTGCTAATATCTTGCCTTAAATCGCTTCTAATACCTATGTATAAAGCTGATTTAGGTTTAGGTTGTATATTATTAGTAATCGTTATGGTTTTTTCTTGGATTTTGGCTTTGAATGACCTGCCGATGATTCTGTTTTGGCTGATGGTATCTTTGATAACGTAGAGATTACTATCTTGTCTGATTGAATCAGTAAACTCTTTAGCCTGGTTATAATCTTTAACAATGTATGTTGTATCATAATTTTGCTTATAAATAGTATCTAAAATCTTGTAAGGTATTTTATCGCCTTTTGTAAACTTGGTAAATTCTTTAGTGACTGTTACTGTATCAACTGTAGTTGTTGTAATGGTTTTATTCTTCCGTTTAATATAAAACAAAAAAACGGACATTAATATTAATAAAAATATCAGTCCGTTCTTAATCATCTAAATTTTTAGTTGCTCGGTAGTAATACCTAATCGCAAATAATCCACTGATAATGGCAACCAAAGAGGCTAATAAGGTAACTAATGGTTGAAAGTTCCCAATGCTCACTATGGCACTTGAAATGCTTAATATGGTTGCTAAATCAGCGTTATGGTTTGTCATCTTTTATTTGCGGTTGTAACTGTTTAACTAATTCTGCGGCTACTGATTTTACTTGAATGTGCGGACTTGTGCTTTGCTCTATTACTGCTAATACTGCCTCCCATTCTTGTACTGTTAACTCAACTTTTAACTTTTGTACTTCTGTTTGTACTTCTGGTTGTACTTCTTCTTTGGTTTTCATTTTTGTTTTTGGTTTACTATTTGCTTTGGTTATAGGTTTGATTGTAGTATTCTTCTGAAGTTCTTTTCTTTAACACGGCGTTTACTTTACCATCATTGAAAGCCATCATTAAATGCTCTTTTTCTTTTTCAAGTGCTATATTAAACATATAAGTAATCATTTCTTCTTCTGTTGGCGATAATTGTATAATCCCATCTATTTGCATAGCGTTTAAATTATCTCTTAATTCTTGCATTGCTGTTTTCATTTTTGTTTTTGGTTTATCAAATGTACTTGTTTTATTCTAAATTATTATCAGTCGGTATTATAGGCTCAGATTCAGGCTCTATTTGAGTCGTATCTTCTGGTACTATCGGCTCACCTTTTAGTAAATCTATCTCGGCTTTAAGTTCTTGAATGGCTTTGATTAAAATATAAGGCAATACAGATGCTTGAATACCTTTATATTTATTCCCATTATCATCTTCTCTTCCCTCGTGAACTATTGATGGTATTATTTCTTCAACCTCTTGAGCAATCATTCCTAATTCTAAAGCATCATTATCTGTTTGGTCATTCCATTGATAATTTACAATGTTTAACTTTAAAACTTTGTCAAGAAAAGTATCTTGAATTGTAGATATATTCTTTTTTAATCTTCTATCTGATACTGTTGTGTAAGTGCCATTTCCATATAAGTAGAATTTGTCTGCTCCACCTGTTGCTGCAATTAAATGATAACTTGATGTATTATTACAATTTGCACCTAAAAGACTTACAAGATTGCCATTACCACTTGTATTATTTGTATTGCTAAATTCAAATGCTGTAACAGCATTAATATTTGCACTAAACTTAGCTGCTCCTGTGGATGCTATGGACAAGGCAGATGCACTATTTACTACAAAAGACATTACATAAGGTAAAGTTGGATGAGTTGCACCATACAATCCTATGTAAGTAGTTGTGTTTGAATTTGACATAATTAATCTACCAACTGAATCACCACCATTAAACCTTGAATCACTAGCACTTAAAACAACATTCCCCGTAAACGTAGCTGCTCCTGTGGATGCTATAGAAAATAAATTTGCAAAAGTAAAACTTCCAGATGGGCTTCTTGATATTTTAAAAGAATCGCTAGCACCTAGTGATAATTGCCAGCTAGAAATTAAAGTATTACCTTGAGCGTTCCCAGCTGAATTTGTATTATTAGTTATATATGTTCCGTTATAAGTAGAATCAAAACCTACATCTGAAGTAATTTTAGTATAAGCGCTATTATATCCTAACCAAGATAATTTAGTTTGATTTCCAGCTGAAGCTAAATTAACTACATCACTAAACGTAGCACTTGTACCACTTAATGCTCCTGTAAATGTCCCCGCAACGCCTGTAATATTACCTAGATAATCTATTTTAGCTTTTACAAATGATGCACCACCTAAACTATAAACAAATGGGTCTCCTGTTGCAGATGCACCATTGTCAATGTATAATCCTTTGCCTGTTGATAAATTGCCTATTACAATACCAGAACCTGTTGATGAATTATTAGCATAAAAACCAAATCCTGTTCCGTTGTTATCAACCCTTATTCCTGTACCTGCACCACTTTTATTGACATTAATAGCACCAGTTCCTGTTGATGATGATGTAATACTAATACTATTATTTGTACTAGTATCTGTTAATGTTATGCCATTGTTAGTACCCATCGCAAGTGTTTGAGTAGCTCCTGTATAAGGAACGTAACCACTTAATGCAGATGTTAAAGCTAAAGTACCTGTCGCACTTGGTAAAGTATAAGTATAAGTGCCATTAGTTATAGTTGAACCTAAGCTAAGCTGACCTGTAATCTTTGCGCTCCCTGTTACTTGTAGTTTATCAGATGTTGCATTTGTGCGTGTACCTAAAAGTAAATTACCACCAACCCATGTTGATGTAGTATCGGTATTACCTATCCACGTTCTATTACTTTCGGTTGCGCTCTGTCCATCTGTATTATAACCTAAAAATATGTTATTTGAGCCAGTTGTATTTGCAGAACCAGCTTGAACTCCATTTGCAGTATTATATAAGCCAGTCGTATTATAATAAAGTGCTTGATATCCATTTGCAGTATTATATAAGCCAGTCGTATTATTGTAAAGTGCTTGAACTCCATTTGCAGTATTACCCGCGCCAGTCGTATTATAATAAAGTGCTTGAATTCCATTTCCAGTATTAGTTGACCCAGTTGTATTGCTGAAAAGTGCTTGATATCCACTTGCAGTATTATATAAGCCAATCGTATTATTGTAAAGTGCTTGAACTCCATATGCAGTATTATATCCGCCAATCGTATTATTGTAAAGTGCTTGATATCCACTTGCAGTATTATCCGCGCCAGTCGTATTGCTGATAAGTGCAGCATTTCCATTTGCAGTATTAGTTGCAATATTTCCACCACCTCTACCAATATTAACACCATTCACAACCGTATCAACACTAAAAGTCTTATCACCTGCTATCGTTTGCGTTCCTGTTGTTATTAAACCTCTATTACTTGCAGATGCACTCGGAATATTAAACGTATGGGTATCAACTGAACTCGCAATATTAAAATCAGTCCCTGTACTTCCAACCGCAAAATACTGAGCCTGTTTGGTTAAGCCGTTTAAAGCCGTTAAACCATTTGAAAAAGTTGTAACTATCTCTGATAAATGATTATCCTCTGTATGCAAGGTAATAGTTCTTCCTGAGTGGGTAACATATACCCGAATAGCAAGTCTGTCTGTTATTGTCAAGACTGTCTCAGGAATACCAACCGATGTGTAATAAATATCTATTGCCGTTCCGTTTGTGATGCCCTCTGGAGTAGTTGCGCTAGAACCTAACAGAGTAAAAGTAGTGCCGTTATATTTGTAGACTTCCACATAAAATGATGGAGTACCTCCGCTAGATGATGCACTAAAGTACATCTCTACGTTCCAATTTCCTGCCGGTATTAGTAAAGATGAAGGATCGTTTGCATCTGTTATAAACTGAGCAATATATCCATTTGCGTTAATAGTAAAATCAGTACCTGTGCCGATAACAGGAGTTTTATTCATTTCATAATAGGCATTGCCACCTATTGTACCCTGACTAATTGAGCCGTTAAGGTAATAGGCAACCGATGAGCCACCGCCTCCGCTTGTCGGGAAATCAGCCAAAGCACCATCACCTCTAATGTATTGAGATGCTGCACCTATTGCCGTTACTGCTAAAGTCCCTGCGCTTGTAATTGGAGAGTTAGCAACCGAGAAAGCAGCGGGCATCGTTAAGCCAACTGAACTCACTTTGCTATTGATCTGGTTTTGTACTTTGCCAAATGCCTGTAATATTGTATCAGTAGCAACCACCGCTCCTCCTGTGACTGATAATCCTGTAAGTAACTTACTTGTTACTCTAGCATCCGTAACAATACCTCCAACAGTAGTCCTATACGCTATCTGATTGCCTGAGATTGCAATAGGTATGATGTTAGCATCAACTACTGCGCTAGGTAAAGCAGCAAAATCCTTTAAATAAACTCCATTAATTACTGGCATATCTTTTAATTTACAAGTACATATTCATCACCGCCATTATCAACATAGGTATCAGTATCAGATGCCCAAACGTAGAATATTTGATTAGAATCAATTATTGCTCCATATCCTGTTATCGTTCCTGCAAATTTAATAAAATCCTCTGATGTTCCTGTTATCTCCAAATTCTCTAAAAATCCCTCTCCTGCATCTCCTTCGTTTGTATCTAAGTTTACCATAGACCAATCCATCATCTTTCTAGACCTGCCTAAATCCTTAATATCATTCCATCCTATGATTGCCTGATCTACGGCATAAACCGCCTCAAAATTTACAGAATAAGAATGCAACTGACCTAACTGCTTTTGCCCCATTTCCTCTGTGCTTTTGCAAGTCTTAATAAAACTAATAGATTCACTCAAGCTATTGCTTAATAAGCAACCTACTGGCAAGTCATTGATGTAAAGCATTAAATTAGTCATAGCCTGTTATACTCCCACTAAATTTTATAAAATCTGTAACCTCACCTAATATCTCAAGATTCTCAATAAATCCTTGACCTGCTTCAATATCAGGACCAACAATTTCCCAATTTACCTTAATTCTCTCTAACGCTTTTAAGCCTGTCCATGACATTATACTATTGTCTGTAGTCATAACACCTTCAAAAGGAATTGAGTAGGTGTAGAGCCTTCCTAATTGCGTCTGAGCGCCTGACTGTGTAGTCTTGCAAGTACCGATAAAAGAAATCTGCTCTGATCTACTTACAGAACTTAAACACCCTACAGGTATATCGTTTATGTATAACATCATGGCGTTCCTTTTACTGTTACCCGAGTTGTTGCTCCATAGTCTGGAGTTTTAACATAATCTAAAGCTATCTCCTCATTTACAATCCTGCCTAATACTGCTTTACAGATATTCTGTTGCAAATCATAATTAAGAGATAGATTCATAAAATACCCTGTTATTGAGTTAATTGACCATCTAGTCACAGGATTAAAATATCCAAAGATAGAACCCTCAAAGCGCACAAATGGTCCTGCATATAACCTCTGTTTTTCTTCAACTGCAATCCTTAGAAATTCCTTATTAACCTCATAAGGCTCTGCTAATATACTCTCAGATATTCCACGCCTTACCCATCGTTCTGTCAAAGTAACCTCATCATCCTGATATATAGCACCAACATATAATTCATTTGGACTATCTCCATTAAATACATTGATAGTCTCAGGTACAAAAGTAAATTTACCTGTTTGTGTTGCCGTATGAGTTTCTCCTATTTGGTCGCCAAAATCTATTAAAACAAATCCAGAGATTCGAGTATAAATAATATCATTAACTGTCCCTGATGGTGCTAAAATTCTAAACGTAACTACTTTAGTAAATAAACCAGTTGCAGGTACAACAGATGATATAATTGATTCAGTACCACCCACGCCAACAGTTGACCTGATTTGATAATAATTTATTCCAGATACAGTTGGAGTATTTGCCCAACCTCCATCTGCCTGTAAATAATAAGTATCTAATCCATCATATAGACTAATTACAAAATTCATATCCGTACTAAACAAAGGATCAGGATTTTCGTAATCAATAAGAATTTTTATTTTATTACCATTATCTACACTAATGGTATTATTATTTTGGTAATAATTGGTTAAAGTTGGATAAGTGCCACCATCAGAAAAGAAAATCAATTTGCCTGATAGCGATGTACCTAAATACATTGTACCTGTCTTAGTATAGCCCGGAATTGTAACACTATCACAAGGAAGTGCAGGATCGCCT